ATGCAGAAGATCTTGAGCACCGAGAACGACCGGACGCAGCAGACGGAGGAGTTGCTGCGTTCACTGGAGGAGTCGATCATCCGGCTCCGTCAGCAGGCGGAAGACCTGCGGATCAGGCTCGAGACAGGGGAAGACTGGGACCAGACATCGTCAATCCGCCAGGTGGCGTCGGCCGAAGGGCTGATCCGCGCCTGCCAGAAAGTGGAGATCTGCCTTGTCGAACGACAGAACCGCGAGCGCGGGCTTGTCCGCGGGCACGCCCCCATCGACCTCGATACCGTACGATTTGAGATCGGGTGCCGCCTTGATCGCCTCCGCCAGTGCTGCGGTCAGGGATGAGTTCCTGTCGTCGCTGTCGGATCCGCAGGTCTTGGCCTTGCCCTATCTGTTCGAGTTCTGGGCGATGCCGCACCAGTTGCCGCCTGTGTCGGATATGGGGCGCGAGGACTGGCGATCCTGGGTGATCCTGGGCGGGCGCGGCGCGGGCAAGACCCGGGCCGGTGCCGAATGGGTCCGGTCGATGGTCGAGGGGGCACGCCCCCTCGATCCCGGCCGGGCGCGGCGCGTGGCCCTGGTGGGCGAGACATACGACCAGGTGCGCGACGTGATGATCCGGGGCGACAGCGGGATCCTGGCCTGTTCCCCTCCGGACCGGATGCCGGAATGGCGGGCCAGCGAGCGGCGCCTTGTATGGCCCAATGGGGCCGAGGCGCAGGCGTTTTCGGCCACCGACCCCGAGGCGATGCGGGGCCCGCAATTCGACGCGGCCTGGGCGGACGAGCTGGGCAAGTGGAAGAAGGCGCAGGAGGCCTGGGACCAGCTGCAATTCGCGCTGCGCCTGGGCGACCGGCCGCGGGTCTGCGTGACGACCACGCCCCGGAACGCCGAGATCCTGCGAAAGCTGCTGGAAGCGCCGTCAACCGTCGTCACCCATGCCCGGACCGAAGCCAACCGGGCGAACCTGGCCCAAAGCTTCCTTGAGGAGGTGCGCGCGCGCTATGCGGGCTCCCGCCTGGCGCGGCAGGAGCTGGACGGGCTGTTCCTGGGCGATGTCGAGGGCGCGCTCTGGACCGGGGCGATGATCGAGGCGACCCACGGGCGGGACATACCGAAGCTGAGCCGGATCGTCGTGGCACTGGACCCGTCGGTCAGCGGCGGGGCCGGGGCCGACGAATGCGGGATCGTGGTGGCGGGCGCCGTGACCGACGGGCCGCCGCAGGACTGGCAAGCCTGGGTGCTGGCGGATTGCACGGTGCAGGGCCAAAGCCCGGCGGGCTGGGCGCGGGCCGCGATCCGGGCGATGGAGATATACGGCGCGGACCGGCTGGTGGCCGAGGTCAACCAGGGCGGCAAGCTCGTCGAGGAGGTCGTCCGCCAGGTCGATCCGCTGGTGCCGATGAAATCGGTCCATGCAATGCGAGGCAAGGCGGCACGGGCGGAACCGGTGGCCGCGCTTTACGAGCAGGGGCGGGTGTTCCATGCGCCGGGTCTGGAGAAGCTGGAAGACCAGATGTGCCGGATGACCAGCCGCGGATATGCGGGGCAAGGCAGCCCGGACCGGGTGGATGCGCTGGTCTGGGCGCTGCACGAGCTGATCGTGGCCCCCGCAGCGGACTGGCGGCGGCCGCGGATCCGGATGGCGTGACGGTGAGCCGTGCGTGGCGAGTACGCACCCTGCGGATCGTGTGGCGGGCGGTGCGGTGAAGCCGGACCGGCGCTCTTGTCGGCGTGGTCCTGGGGGCGCTGCCCCCGCCGCGCGGTGCGCGGCCCCCCGGAGGTATTTTGGAAGAGAAGAAGATGGGGGCGGGCCTGCGGGGCCGCCCCTTTTCGTTTTGGGGACGGTGGGGTCGGGGGAGGACCGTACGGTGCTCTCAGGGATTGTTGGTGAATTTGGTTCAAAACCTCCTCAAGCGCGATGGAACCGGTTCGGGACCGTCGCGGATCCGGAAACGGCGAGGAGCGTGGAGCGATGGCACTGGATTTCCTGCGGCGCAAGTCGGGGCAGGCGGGCGGCGAGCCCGCAGGGAAGGCTGCCGGGGCCGGGGCGCCCGAGTTCAAGGCCAGTGCGGCCGGGCCGATGATCGCCTGGGGCGGCGCCGGCCGCGTGGCGTGGAGCCCGCGGGATACGGTTTCCCTGACCAAGCAGGGCTTTTCCGGAAACCCGGTGGGGTTCCGGTCGGTGAAGCTGATCGCCGAGGCGGCCGCTGCCCTGCCGCTGGTGCTGCAGGACCGGATGCAGCGTTTCGACGTGCATCCCGTTCTGGCGCTGGTCCAGCGGCCGAACCCGGCCCAGGGGCGGGCCGACCTGCTGGAGGCGCTTTATGCGCAGCTGCTCTTGTCGGGGAATGCCTATATCGAGGCGGTGGGCGGTGCCGACGGTGTGCCGGAGGAGCTTCATGTGCTGCGGTCCGACCGGATGAGCGTGGTGCCGGGGCCCGATGGCTGGCCGATGGCCTATGATTACGCTGTCGGCGGGCGGAAGCATCGGTTCGATGCCAGCGGTCAGCCGTTGCCCATATGCCATATCCGCAGCTTTCATCCGCAGGATGACCATTACGGCTTTGCGCCGCTGCAGGCGGCGGCGATGGCGGTGGACGTGCACAATTCAGCCTCTCGCTGGTCGAAGGCGCTGCTGGACAATGCGGCGCGGCCGTCGGGTGCGCTGGTCTGGAAGGGCGGCGACGGGCAGGGCTCCATGGCCGACGACCAGTTCCGGCGCCTGAGCGAGGAGATCGAGATGCACTATCAGGGGGCCCGGAATGCCGGGCGGCCGATGGTGCTGGAAGGCGGCCTGGACTGGAAGCCGATGGGGTTCAGTCCGTCGGACATGGAGTTCCAGAAGACCAAGGAGGCGGCGGCGCGCGAGATCGCGCTGGCCTTCGGGGTGCCGCCGATGCTCTTGGGGATCCAGGGCGACACGACTTACGCCAATTACCAGGAGGCCAATCGCGCGTTTTACCGCCTGACGGTTCTGCCGCTGGTCAGCCGGGTGACGGCGGCGCTTGCGGACTGGCTGTCGGCCTTTGCCGGGGTCGGGCTGGAGCTGAAGCCGGACCTGGACCAGGTGCCCGCGCTGGCGGCCGAACGCGATGCCCAGTGGGCGCGCGTGGCGGCGGCGGATTTCCTGACAGCGGGCGAGAAGCGGGCGCTGCTGGGCCTGCCGGCCGTGCCGGAGGGCGGGGTCGATGGGTGAACGGATCCCGACACAGGTGCTGGAGAGTTTCGAATGTGCGCCGGGCCTGCGGCTGAGTGCGCACGAGAAGCTGGCCGCGGTCCATCACGAGAACCTGTCGCGCCGGCTGGACCAGCTGGAAGCGGTGCTGGAGCGGCTGGAGAAGCGGATCTGGCTGACGGTCTATGGCGTCGTGGCCGTGATCCTGGCGCAGGCCTTCCAGTCGATCCTGGCGGCCGTGCCGCACCCCTGAAAAGCCAACAAGAAGGACAGGCAAATGCTTTTCCAGACAGAGACCGGGGCCGAATACGGGCTTGAGCACAAGTTCGCCCGCTTCGGCGACGGCATCACCATGACCGCCGAGGCCGAGATCGAGGGCTATGCCAGCTTGTTCGGCGAGACCGACCAGGGCGGCGACGTGGTCCAGAAGGGCGCCTATGCCGCGTCGCTGGCGCGGCTGGAGGCCGAGGGGCGGCGGGTGAAGATGCTGTGGCAGCACGACCCGGCCCAGCCCATCGGGGTCTGGGACACGGTGCGCGAGGATGCGCGGGGCCTCTGGGTCAGGGGGCGGCTGCTGGACGGCACCCAGCGGGGGCGCGAGGCCGCGGCGCTGGTCGCCGCCGGCGCCATCGACGGGCTGTCGATCGGTTATCGCACCCGGCGGGCCACGAAGAACGACAGGGGCCAGCGGCTTCTGACCGAGCTGGAGCTTTGGGAAGTGTCGCTTGTCACCTTCCCGATGCTGCCCAGCGCGCGGGTGGCGGCCAAGGGGGAGACGACCTCCGAGGCCGAGGACACCTTGCGCGAATTGGCGGCGGCCCTGACGGGCGCGCGGCTGGAACTGTCCCGCCGCTGAGGCGGGACCGATCGAGGACCCGAGTACAGGATACGCCGATGACGAAGACCGAAACCCCGGCCGCTGCCGGTCAGGGGGCACCGCTGCTGCGCGAAGTGAAAGAGGCCATGGCCGGTTTCGTGCAGGGCATGCGCGCCTTCCAGGACGACATCGAATCCAAATTCCAACAGACAGAAGAGCGACTGACTATGCTGGATCGCAAATCCCACTTCGCGGCGCGGCCGCAGCTTGCCGGCCCCACTGACCCGGCGGCCCCGCACCAGGCGGCCTTCGACGCCTATGTCCGCACCGGCGACGATGACGGGCTGCGCGGGCTGGAGCTGGACACCAAGGGCATGACTACGGCCGTGAATTCGGATGGCGGCTATCTTGTCGATCCGCAGACCTCGACCACGATCACGTCGATGCTGGAATCCTCGGCCTCGCTGCGGTCCATCGCGTCGGTGGTGAACGTGGAAAGCACGTCCTACGACGTGCTGATCGACCTGTCCGACGTCAGTTCCGGCTGGCAGACGGAGGCAGGCAGCGTCGCGGAAAGCGGCACGCCGCAGCTGGACCGGATCTCGATCCCGCTGCACGAACTGTCGGCCCTGCCGAAGGCGTCGCAGCGGCTGCTGGACGACAGCGCCTTCGATGTCGAAACCTGGCTGGCCGGTCGCATCGCCGACAAGTTCGCCCGGGCCGAGGCCGCGGCATTCGTCGCGGGCAACGGCACCGACCAGCCGCGCGGCTTCCTGGACCATACCATCGTGGCGGATGCGGCCTGGGCCTGGGACAAGATCGGCTATATCGCGACCGGCACCGCCGGGGGCATCGGCGACGGCGACGCGATTGCCGACGTGGTCTATGCGCTGGGGGCCGTCTATCGCGCCAACGGCACCTTCGTGATGAATTCGAAGACCGCGGGCCTGATCCGCAAGCTGAAGGACGGCGACGGCCGCTTCCTGTGGTCCGACGGCCTGGCCGCGGCGGAGCCGGCACGCCTGCTGGGCTATCCGGTGCTGATCGCCGAGGACATGCCCGATGCCGGCACCGACACGTTCCCGATTGCCTTCGGCGACTTCCGCGCGGGCTATACCATCGCCGAACGCCCGGACCTGCGCATCCTGCGCGATCCGTTCTCGGCCAAGCCGCATGTCCTGTTCTACGCGACCAAGCGCGTGGGCGGCGACGTGACCGACTTTGCCGCAATCAAGCTTCTGAAGTTCGGCACCTCGTAAGAGGTTCCGCACAAGGGGACGGCGTCATGCGCGCGCCGTCCTGACGGCGGGCGCGCGCCGACAGACCCTCCATGTTGTCTAGCTGCTCCCCTCCGTCCGAGCAACGTGGTGCGGTGTGCGTCCGTCCCCCTGATTGCCGTCGGCGGAGGACGGCGCCAAGCGACTGGACGGGGTCCGACCTTTCGGAGTGAAGCGATGATACTGAACGAAATCGAACCGATCCCGGACACCGCCCTGCCGGTCGACAAATTCCGGGCGCATCTTCGCCTGGGCACCGGCTTTGGCACCGAAAGCCTGCAGAACGAGGTGTTGCACGGCTTTCTGCTGGCGGCGATTGCGGCGGTCGAGGCGCGCACCGCGAAGGCGCTGATCCGTCGGGATTTCGAACTGGTGGTGACTGCCTGGCGCCATCCCGACGGGCAGGTTCTGCCGGTCGCCCCGGTGATGCAGATCTATTCGGTCGACCTGGAGGACGCGTCCGGCACGGCCGAGACGGCGGCGGCCAGTCTCTACAGGTTCGAACCCGACTTCCACAGCCCCTGCCTGCGGGCCACGGGCTATGACCTACCGCGGATCCCGACCGGGGGCCTGGCCCGCATCGCCTTTCGGGCGGGGCTGGCGGCCGACTGGGACGGCATGCCCGCCGACCTGGCGCAGGCGGTGATGATGCTGGCCGCACATTACTATGAAAACCGGTCCGATACGCGGCTGGACCAGGGCTGCATGCCCTTCGGCGTGACCAGTCTGCTGCAACGCTACCGGCCGCTGCGGATCTCGGTAGGGACCGGAAGATGAGCGCGCCCGCACCGCATCTGAACCGGCTTTTGACCCTGGATGGGCCGCTGCAGACGCCGGACAATTCCGGGGGGTTCATCGACGAATGGGTCGCCCTGGGCCAGCTCTGGGCCGAGGTGCGGCCGGGATCGGGCCGCGAGGCACGGGGCGTGGCCAGCGATCCCCTGTCGGTGGTCCACTACCAGATCGTCGTGCGCGGCGCGCCCTGGGGCAGCCCCGATCGGCCCGAACCGGGCCGGCGGTTCCGCGAAGGGACGCGCATCTACAGGATCCTGGCGGTGGCCGAACGCGATGCCAACGGCCATTACCTGACCTGCTTCGCGCAGGAGGAGCTGGCGAAATGACCTATGCGATCTCGCCCGCGCTGCAGCGCGCCGTGTTCCAGGCGCTAAGCGCCGATGCCGCCCTGACGGCGCTGGTCGGCACTGCCATCTATGACGCCGTGCCTTCGGGCGGGGTGCCCACAACCTTCGTCAGCCTTGGCCCGGAAGAGGTCGAGGACCGGTCCGATGCGACCGGGGCCGGCGCCGCCCATCGCTTCACCGTTTCGGTCGTCACGACCGAGGCCGGGTTCGAGGCGGCCAAGACCGTCGCCGCCGCAATCTGCGATGCGCTGACGGATGCAAGCCTGACCCTGACCCGCGGCCGGCTTGTCGGCCTCTGGTTCGAGCGCGCGGCGGCCAGCCGCGACGGCTCCAATGCCAATCGCCGGCGCGTGGACCTGCGGTTCCGCGCCCGCGTCGAAGACGACCAACCCGAATAGTGCTGGAGACCTGACATGGCAGCCCAGAACGGCAAGGATCTGTTGATCAAAGTGGACATGACCGGTGGCGGCGTGTTCGAAACCCTGGCGGGTCTGCGCGCGACGCGGATCAGCTTCAACGCGGAAAGCGTCGATGTCACCAGCCTGGAAAGCCAGGGCGGCTGGCGTGAACTGCTGGCGGGCGCGGGCGTCAAGTCGGCCTCGCTGTCCGGGTCGGGCGTCTTCCGGGATTCCACGACCGATGCGCGGGCCCGGGTGATCTTCTTCGACGCCGAAACCCCCGATTACCAGGTGATCATTCCGGATTTCGGTACGGTCGAAGGCGCGTTCCAGATCACCTCGATCGACTATGCCGGCACCCATAACGGCGAGGCGACCTATGAAATCTCGCTGGCGTCGGCCGGTGCGCTGACCTTTTCGGCGATCTGATCCGATGGCCAATCCTTGGACGGGGGAGGTGGCCCTGGTGATCGACGGGACACCGCGGGTGATGAAGCTGACGCTGGGTGCGTTGGCCGAGCTTGAGGCGAGCCTGGGCGAACAGTCGCTGGTCGACCTGGTGGAACGGTTCGAGCAGGGCCGCTTTTCCGCCCGGGACGTGCTGGCGCTGGTGCTGGCCGGGCTGAAGGGTGGCGGACAGCAGATCGACGCGGCCCACCTGGAGTCGGCCGAGATCGAAGGCGGGCCGATGGAAGCGGCCCGTGCCGCGGCCGAGCTTCTGGCCCGCGCCTTCACGCTGCCGCAGACGACATGACGGCCCGGCGGCTGGACTGGCCGGCGATGATGCGGGCGGGGATGCTCGGGCTGCGGCTGGACCCGGCCGCCTTCTGGCGGCTGACCCCGGCGGAACTGCGGCTGATGCTGGGGCACGGGGCGCAGGCCTCGCCCATGGGGCGGGCCGGGCTGGACGCGCTGATGGCGGCCTATCCGGACCTTCAGGAAGGAGATCCCGATGTGGGAGAAGTTTGACGAGCTGGAAGAACGCATCGATGCCCTGGGCACCAGCCTGGGCGGCACGTCGCAGATGGCGGCGGGCTTCGATGGCGAGCTGAAGCGGATCCGCGGCAGCTTCGAGCAGACCGGCAAGGAAATCGGCGGTGTCGAACGGGGCATGTCGAACGGGCTGCGCCGGGCTTTCGACGGGCTGCTGACCGACGGGATGAAGCTGTCGGACGCGCTGAAGACGGTGGCGGAATCGATGATCCGGTCGACCTACAACGCGGCCATGAAACCCGCGACCGAAGGGTTGAGCGGCTTTCTGGCCAAGGGCATCGGCAAGCTGGTGGGGGGCGTCTTGCCCTTTGCCGACGGCGCGGCCTTCGCGCAGGGCCGGGTTCTGCCCTTTGCCGATGGCGCCCCCTTCAGCCAGGGCCGTGTCGTGCCCTTCGCCGAAGGTGGCATCTTCTCGGGCCCGACGACCTTTCCGATGCGGGGGGCCACGGGCCTGATGGGCGAGGCGGGGCCGGAAGCGATCATGCCCCTGACCCGCGGACCCGACGGCAAGCTTGGGGTGCGTGCCTCCGGCGGCAGCGGTGGGGGTGGTGTCAACGTGACGATGAACATCTCCACCCCCGATGCCGGCAGTTTCCGCCGCAGCCAGGGCCAGATCGCGGCGCAGATGGGCCGCATGCTGGGCCGCGGACACCGCAATCGCTAGGGCGGCGGACCGGCGATGCCACGGCGCATCCCGGTCGCCGCCACCCCATGCCGGGGGCCGGATCCCCGGCATGACCAGTCGCTGACGGAAGGGACATCAGATGAGCTTTCACGACGTGCGTTTCCCGGCCAAGCTGTCCTTCGGTTCGGCCGGCGGACCGGAACGGCGGACCGAGGTGGTCACGCTGGCCAACGGGTTCGAGGAGCGGAATTCCCCCTGGTCCCATTCCCGCCGCCGCTATGACGCGGGCACCGGCCTTCGGGCGCTGGACGACATCGCCACCCTGATTGCCTTTTTCGAGGCGCGGCAGGGCCGGATGCATGCTTTCCGCTGGAAGGACTGGTCGGACTTCCGGTCCTGCGGGGCCACCGCCACGGTTGCCTGTACCGACCAGCCCATCGCCACCGGCGACGGTGCGACGGTGACCTTCCAACTGGCCAAGACTTATGTATCGGGCGTCTATTCCTATACCCGGCCCGTCACGAAACCCGTCGCCGGATCCGTCCGCGTGGGCGTGGACGGGGTGGAGCTGACGGACGGCACCGATTTCACCGTGGATGCCCTGACGGGAGAGATCCTGCTGGCCTCCGCGCCGGGCGTGGGGCAGGCGGTGACGGCGGGCTATGAATTCGATGTGCCGGTGCGCTTCGACACCGACTGGATCCAGGCGTCGGTCGCCAGCTTCCAGGCGGGCGAGGTGCCGAACGTCCCGGTGGTCGAGGTGCGCCTGTGATGTCCGCGCTGCCGCCCACCTTTGCCGCCCATGTCGCCACCGGCGCCACCACGATCTGCCGCGCCTGGGCGATCTTCCGGGTGGATGGCACGGTGCTGGGCTTCACAGATCACGACTGCACCCTGGATTTCGACGGCATCGCCTTCAAGGCAGATACCGGCCTGACGGCGATGGCGCTGCAGCAGTCGACGGGCCTGTCGGTCGACAATACCGATGCCATCGGCGCCCTGTCCGACGACGCGTTCCGGGCCGAGGATATCGAGGCCGGGCGGTTCGACGGGGCCGAGGTGAAGGCCTGGCTGGTGAACTGGCAGGACCCGTCGGTCCGCTGGCTGCAGTTCCGCGGCACGATCGGAGAGATCCGCCGCACCGACACCGCCTTCGAGGCCGAGTTGCGGGGCCTGACTCAGGCCCTGAACCGCAAGCTGGGGCGTGTCTTCCAGAAGCCCTGCACCGCCGTGTTGGGCGATGCTGCCTGTGGCGTCGACCTGGACCTGCCGGGCCTGTCGGACATCCGCCCGGCCGAGGTGGTCGAAGACGGCCGGGTCTTCCGCTGGACCACCTTTCCGGCGCCCGAACAGGGCTGGTTTTCCCGCGGCAAACTGTCGGTCACTTCCGGCCCGGCCACGGGCCTGTCGGGGCTGATCAAGGAAGACAAGATCAACGGTGCGTCGCGTACGGTCACCCTGTGGGAACCGCTCCGCGCGGCGGTGTCACCGGGGGACACGATCCGGCTGGATACCGGCTGCGACAAGCGGATGGAGACCTGCCGGACCAAGTTCGCCAACCTCGCCAACTTCCGCGGCTTCCCGGATCTGCCGGGCGAGGACTGGGTGGCGGCCGTCCCGCGTTCCGGCCCCGGCAACACGGGTGGGAGCCGCCGGGGATGAGCCAGCACGAGCCCGTGGACGGCAGCACGGTCTGTATCGGCGGTCCGGCGTCCGAGCTGGTGCATCGCGCCCGCGTCGTGGCGGCGGCGCGCGCCTGGCTGGGCACGCCCTATCGCCACCAGGCGGCGACTCTGGGCGCGGGCGCCGATTGCCTGGGCCTGATCCGTGGCGTCTGGCGCACGCTTCACGGCGACGAACCCGAAGCGATCCCGGCCTATTCCATGGACTGGTCCGAACCCCAGGGCGAAGAACGCCTGTGGGCCGCCGCCCTGCGTCACCTGAAGCCCGCCGAAGGGCCGCTGAGACCCGGGCAAGTGATCCTGTTCCGGATGCGCGAGGATGCGGTGGCCAAGCATCTGGGCATCCTGTCCGCCCCCGAACCAGATCCTTCCTTCATCCATGCCTACAACCGCCGGGGCGTCGTCGAAAGTGCGCTGTCCCAGCCGTGGCGCCGCCGTATCGCCGCCCGTTTCGAATTCCCGCAGGAGGCCCGCCCATGACCACGATCGTCCTGTCCGCCGCCGGTGCCGCCCTTGGCGGATCGCTTGGCGGCACCATCGCCGGGATCTCGACCGCGGCCCTTGGCCAGGCCGTGGGTGCGATGGTCGGCCAGTCCATCGACCAGCGCATCCTGGGCGCCGGCGCCGAGGCGGTGGAGGTCGGTCGCGTTGACAACTTCCGTTTCACCCGGTCGGCCGAAGGCGGCGCCGTGCCGCTGACCTTCGGGCGCACCCGGATCGGCGGGCAGGTGATCTGGGCCAGCCGTTTTCTGGAAACTGCCACGACCTCGGGCGGCGGCAAGGGCCGGCCCGCCCAGCCCCGGACCACGCGCTATTCCTATTCCGTGTCCATGGCCGTGGCGCTTTGCGAGGGCGAGATCGCGGGCGTCGCCCGTATCTGGGCCGACGGGACGGAAATCACGCCGACCGACCTCAACATGACTGTCTATCCCGGGACCCAGGACCAGGCCCCCGATCCGCTGATGGAGGCGGTCGAAGGCGCGGGCAACGTCCCCGCCTATCGCGGCACGGCATACGTGGTGATCGAGGAGATGGACCTGGGCCGGTTCGGAAACCGGGTCCCGCAGCTGTCGTTCGAGGTGGTGCGCGCCGAACAGGCCAATGCCCCGGGCTTTGCGAATGACCTGACGCAGATCGTGAAGGGCGTGGCGTTGATCCCCGGCACCGGGGAATTTGCGCTGGCCAGTTCCACCGTCTACTATTCCGACGGGCCGGGCAGCCAGTGGCCGGCGAACATCAACTCGATCCTCGGCAAGACCGACCTTGTCGCGTCGTCGGACACGCTGGCCGCCGAATTGCCGGGGGTGGAGACGGCGTCGCTGGTCGTGTCGTGGTTCGGCAACGACCTGCGCTGCGGGTCGTGCACGGTGAAGCCCAAGGTCGAAAAGCGCACCTATGAAGGGGCGAACATGCCCTGGACCGTGTCCGGGCTGGATCGTCCCAACGCCGACGAAATCGCGACCATCGACGGCCGCCCCGTCTATGGCGGCACGCCCGCGGATGCCAGCGTGGTCGAGGCCATCCGCCACCTGCAGGGGCAGGGCAAGCGGGTGATGTTCTATCCTTTCGTGCTGATGGAACAACTGGCGGGCAACACCTTGCCCGACCCCTGGACCGGCGCCACCGGCCAGCCGCCCCTGCCATGGCGCGGGCGGATCACGCTGTCCATCGCCCCGGGCGAAGCCGGGTCCCCCGATGGCACGTCGGCGGCGGACGCGCAGGTCGAAGCCTTCTTCGGCACGGCTGTCGCCTCCGACTTCTCCATCGGCGATGGCACCGTCACCTATACGGGCCCCGGCGAATGGAGCCTGAGCCGCTTCATCCTGCACTACGCGGCCCTGTGCGCCGCCGCCGGCGGGGTCGAGGCGTTCTGCATCGGGTCCGAATTCCGATCCCTGACCCAGATCCGCGGCGCCGCCGGGTTCCCGGCGGTTCAGGCGTTCCGCGCGTTGGCGGGCGAAGTCCGTGCGCTGCTGGGAGCGGGGACCAAGATCGGCTATGCCGCCGACTGGTCGGAATATTTCGGCTATCAGCCGCCAGGGACGGGGGACCGGCTGTTCCACCTCGATCCGCTCTGGGCCGATCCGCAGATCGACTTCATCGGCATCGACAACTACATGCCCCTGTCCGACTGGCGGGACGGGCAGGACCACGCGGATGCCGGATGGGACTGGATCTACGACACCGCCTATCTGGAGGCCAATATCGAGGGCGGCGAAGGGTACGACTGGTTCTATGCCACTGACGCCGACTGGGCGGCGCAGACGCGTACGCCGATCAGCGACGGGGCTTATGGCGAGCCGTGGATCTGGCGCTACAAGGACATCCGCAACTGGTGGGAAAACGCCCACCACGACCGCGTGGCCGGCGTGAGATCCGCCACCGCCACCGCGTGGGTCCCGCAGTCGAAGCCGGTCTGGTTCACCGAACTGGGTTGCGCGGCGGTGGACAAGGGCACGAACCAGCCCAACAAGTTCGTCGATCCGAAATCGTCCGAAAGCTCCCTGCCGCGCGGGTCGACCGGCCAGCGCGACGACACGATCCAGATGCAGTACCTGAAGGCGATGCTTGGGTACTGGGGCAAGGCCGCGAACAACCCGGTCTCGCCCGTCTACGGCGCGCCGATGATCGACCTGTCGAACGCCTATGTCTGGTCGTGGGACCTGCGGCCCTGGCCCGATTTCCCGAACAAGCGCGGCTTGTGGAGCGACGGAGCCAACCATGCCCGCGGCCACTGGCTGAACGGGCGGGCCGGGGCGCGGTCGCTGGCCTCTGTCGTGGACGAGCTCTGCCGCCGGTCGGGGGTGATGGATGCCGATGTGTCCAGACTTTACGGCGTGGTCCACGGCTTCGTCCTGGATAATGTCAGCGATGCGCGCGCGGCGCTGCAGCCCCTGATGACGCGCTATGCCTTCGACGCGGTCGAACGGGGCGGCGTCCTGTCCTTCCGCCATCGGACCGGCGTCGCGGGGGCCAGCCTGACACCCGCCGACATGGTACGCGAGGACGACGACAAGGGCGTTCTGGAACGGATCCGCGGTGCCGGGGCCGAAATGGCAGGCCGCGTCCGCGTCCGGTTCCCCGAGGCCGGAAGCGACCATTCCGTCATCGCCGAGGAAGCGGCGCTGGCAGACGATGCCACGCTGTCCGTCACGTCGACCGATCTGCCCCTGTCCATGTCCCGTGCCGAAGGCCGACAACTCGCCGAGCGCTGGCTGGCCGAGGCGCGTGTGTCCCGCGACACGGCCCGGTTCTCGTTGCCGCTCTCGCGGCTGGCGCTGGGCGCGGGCGACGTGGTGGACGTGGCGGGCGAGGGGCTCTTTCGCATCGACCGCGTGGAACAGGGCACCCATCAGCAGATCGAGGCAGTGCGCGTCGAACCCGATATCTATCGCCCTGCCGACTATCCCGACGATGCGCCTCTGCGCCCGGCCTATCAGGCGCCGGCGCCGGCGGTGCCGCTGTTCCTGGATCTGCCGCTGATGACGGGGGACGAGGTGCCTCATGCGCCCCACATCGCGGTCACCGGCCGCTTCTGGCCCGGGACGGTGGTGGTGCAGTCCAGCGACGACGATTCTGGTTACGTGGTGGATGCATTGGTGGAGACGGCCTCGACCGCCGGCCTGACTCGGACAGCGCTGCCGAAGGGTGTGCATGGGCTGTGGGATCGCGGAGCGGGGGTCGAGGTTCGGATGATCGCGGGCACCTTGTCGTCCGCGTCCGAAAGGAAGGTGCTGGGCGGCGCGAACCTGGTCGCCATCGGCGACGGCACGCCCGGCGGGTGGGAGCTAATGCAGTTCCGCGAGGCCGAACTGATCGCTGCGGACACCTGGCGCCTGACCGGCCTTCTGCGGGGGCAGGCGGGGACGGATGCGGTGATGCCGCACGAATGGCCCGAAGGGTCCTGGGTCGTTGCGCTGGACCTGGGCCCGGTGCAGCTGCCGCTGACGGCGGCCGACCGCGGGCTGGACCGCCACTATCGCGTCGGCCCGGCGGCAAAACCCCTGTCGGACCCGTCCTATGTCCATGTCGAACAGGCCTTCGACGGTATTGGCCTGCGCCCCCTAAGCCCCTGCCACCTGCGGCTGACGCAGGCGGGTGGCGATGTGGTGGCCGGCTGGATCCGCCGCACCCGCATCGATGGCGACGCCTGGGGCAAGGGCGACGTCCCCCTTGGAGAGGAGCGCGAGGCCTATCTGGTGCAGGTCCTCGACGGCACCACGGTGCTGCGCGAGGTCGAGGTGACGGATCCGACCTGGACCTATACCGCCGCCGACCGCGCGGCGGATGCGGCCGGACCGGGTGCAGCGATCGCGGTGGCGCAGATCTCGGCCCGGTTCGGTCCGGGGCCGGCGGCTGTGGCGGCTCTGCCATAGCCTGTGGATAAGTGACGTGTGTCGCGCCTGTTTCGTTCGCTTTTAACGATGTCTAAGGGGACCGGGCGCATACTGGTCCTGCCACTAAAAAGGAGGTTCCGCATGCGTCCCGTCCTTCACGGCGATGTCAGCTGCGCTGCTCGTGCCCTCTATGCAGTTCCCGAAGTGTTCCGCGTTCCCCTGGGGGTGCGCCTGATCCGCGAGGCCGAGGCCGCCGACCGTTTCGTCCAGCGCAACAATGCGCTGCACCCGTTCTGGGGCAACGGCTCGCTGATGTCGGCGGCCCGGGCGCATGTGCTGGCGGACGAACCCGGTTTCGACGATCTGGATTACTGCGCCTGTTTCGAACTGGTGCTGCAGGTCCTGGCCGACCACCTGGGCCGATAA